ATATGATAGGAAACTGAGAAACGCTTGCCGTCTTACAGTAGCACCTACAGGCACTATATCTATGTTAGCAGATACCTCTAGTGGTATAGAACCAACCTTTGCTTTGGTATGGAAGAAGACAAATATTCTAGAAGGTGAGACAGTTTATTATGTAAATAAATACTTTGAAAAAGATGCTAAGGAGCATAATTTTTATTCAGAAGATTTAATGGATTATATTTCTAATGGAGGGTCTATAAAAACCCGACACGATGTTCCGGAATGGGTAAAAGATGTATACGTAATAGCCGAAGATATCTCTCCTGAAGCACACGTACTTATGCAAGCTGCTTTCCAGCAGTTCTGTGATTCAGGAATTTCTAAAACTATTAATTTTTCTAACGAGGCAACCGTTGAAAATGTGTATACTGCTTATACACTTGCATGGGAAACCAAATGTAAAGGCATAACTGTATATAGATCGGGTAGTAGGGAGAAAGAAGTGTTAGTAAAAGCTAAGTCTACACAAACTACCAATGTTACTTCTAAAGCTATACAATTAGATTTTTTGAAGGATATAGGTACTCCAGAACTAGTCCCGGTGCTTGCGGCAGGTGGGGAATGCTGTGCTACCCCGTACCATGTTGAAGAAAGTGGTTGCGTAACTTGTAAGTCTTGCGGGTGGTCTAAATGCCACATTGCATAAAACTGTAGATTAGTAGTATAATAAGAATAGATTAAAGTTAAGGAGTGTAGTATGGCTATAGGTAATATGTTAAGGGAGCGTGGCGAACAGTATGTGGCTAATCAAGATGAGACGGGGACTTGGCGCATATTAGATACTTGGCATGATGCATTAAAGGTTCTGGAACCTGATGAAGATGTGCCAGATGAAAGTTCAGCAGTAACAATTGTTAAGGAAGGAGCGTTCCTTTCTTTAGTAAAAGAGGCATCCCGTCTTGGAGTTTTAGCGAATGCGTCTTCAGCAGATAATGATGACTTAAATAATCAAATTATAGGACTTCAGGAACATATATTAAAACTACAATCTGAAAAAGAAGTCCTTACGGCACAAACTAGAAGAAGTGATACTTTTGAGCTAAAGTATGAAGCTCTAGGGGCGGTGTTAAAGCTAGCTGCTATGGGGGACATTGACGAAATACTCAAGGATTAATACATGAAATTAGAAGATTATTTACCGGAGGTTCCTGAACTTGTAAAAGGTTTGGGGCAGATTAATACCACTTTAGATTGGCTTAACCTGATGAAGGGCGGCTACAATGAGGTTGGTGGGTCTGAATCAGGTAGAACCCCTACCCTAGGAATTGAAACTGTAGTGAATGGTTGGATACGCAACCAGATGGCGTATCGGAAACAACTTGTTCAAGATATACAGACTATAGCAATGCAGGTAGAGGAGATTAGAGCACCCCTCCATCACATAACTAATGAAGTTTTCCGACGAGGCTTGAAACTTGTTCCTGATACGGAAAAGCCTAATCACGAGGAAATCAAGAGGTTGAGTATATATATAGATGATTGTAATGTCTTTGATCAAAGTTTAGAACAAGTTCTTAGACAAGCTCACTTTGATTTGAACTCTACAGATGATGCTTTTATCTATATGGTAAAAGATTATTATGTAGATAAGAAAGATAAATCTATATCATCTAAAGTTAGAGAAATACGCAGACTGAACCCGGCTCTTATAGAGTTTGATTTAGATAATAAAGGGCTCCCTAAGAACTCACACTGGGTTTGCCCCGTAGATAGAAATGATGTAGCTGAAGTAGAAGGTAAATGTGATAAGGGACACAAAAGAGTCCCTGTTATGTATAGATATCGTCACAGAGAAACTAATATATATCTTTTTGATGATGAAATTATTCATATTTCTAAATTCGCACCTTCAGAAACATATGGGTGGTCACCAATACTGACTATCTTTGAAAAGGCACTAACTCTTATAGGTATGGATAAAAACCTGTATAGATATTTCTTCGAGAGGAAGATGCCCTCTTCTATGTTGATGGTACACACAGATGACCCAGAAAGTCTCCGTCGTGAGAGAGCTAATCTCGTAGCAAATGTAAAAGCAGACCCTAACTTTATCCCGATGGTAGCGGTATCTAGCCGTAATCAAAGGGGTAGGGTTGATATGGTACGTTTGTTCCACACGCTTCAGGAGATGGATTACCTGCCTGTACGACAGGAAATCAGAGAACGTGTGGCAGCTATGTGGGGTGTAACTCCTGCATGGCAGGGTGCCCCAGAAGCTTTCGGTGGGCTATCTACCCAAACTCAGCAACTTGTAGTTATGAGTAGGGTTGTAGAAGGCGACCAAAGAATATTCCACGAAAAAGTTTTCCCCCATATCCTAAAAGCATTCAATGTGACGGATTGGAAGATGGAACTGCCTAACCCAGAAGAAAAGGCAGAAGCTACCCGCATAAGTTTTGCTTTGCAACGTACTCAGCTAGCGGCTCAGTTAGCACAACTAGGGTACACGATTAATCTGAAAGACCCAGATGTGGATGTGGAAGAAGCTCGTTTTGTGATTTCCGGTAAGCCTAAGATGATAGAGGCACAGACGGAGCAGATGGAACTGGGTGTTGAGCAAGCTAAACAGCAGATGGAGCAGATGGAGCAACAGGCAGAGATGGAACAACAGCAGCAAGAAGGCGCAGGTGGGGAAGAACAGATGGCCCCCGAATTAGCGCAACTACTTCAACAGCAAATATCGAAAACCATCCCTAGGCATAAGCGAAAGCATAAAGGTATCTTTGGTAGGATTACCCCAGATAATAGTATGGTAGCTGTTCAGAATGAAACCGATAAAACTTCAGAAAAGACAGAAGAGTTTTATGATTTGTTTGCTACCAAGTCTTGGATGCAAGACCTTATGGAGAAAGGTTACCCGTCCCCTCTAATTAAAGAATTATCTGAGGACGGATCAAAGTTATGGTTCTCGCAGGATGACAGTAATTTCGTAGCCTTTTTGCATAGTGGTAGGTTAGCTAGAGTAGAGAAAGCTACTTTTGCTAAACCCCCAGAAGTTAAAACAAATACAGTAACACCAACTGATCCGATACTTGAGGATGTTATACAAGATGAGTAAATTAGATGATTTACGAATATTTCTTATTGAGAAGGAACGACGGAATCCCGATTTAGGCCCTGCAAAAAGAAAAGGGTCGTCTGATACCCGAACTTCGCAACAGGAATTGGAAGATATTGTTAGACGAAACAATCAGGCTCTAGCAGAAAATAGAGAGCAAAGTAGACAAGACTCTGCCAGAGAAGGTATGGCGAACACCTTAGAATCCGATTTGAAGAACCGCAATATAATCCCCAAAACTTCTGAAGATACTGAAGAAATTGCTATGATGAAAGAAGGTGGTGGAGATGGCGGGGGTGGTCTAGCCGGTGGGGGCACAGTAGCAGTCGCCTCAGACCCCGGAGTGTTCTCCTCAACTTATGGTGGTGACTCTAAACGACGCTTAGGAATGCAATCCCATAAGAAAAAGAAGAAAAAGAAGAAGAAAGAGAAGGATAAGTATCAAACTTCCGGAGTTACTAAGTTAGATAGATTCCTTAGAGACGAAAAAATTAATCAACTCACTAATAGTAAATCTGTATCAGTAGCTAAGTTTGCTGAGTGGTTAGTTGACGATGTTCGGAAGGCTTTAAGACCGGAGAATAGAGATAATACTGGTGGTGTAGGAGTAAATGAACCCCCTACCAACGAGACCCATAGGGGTAAAGTTCGAAATCCATGGGGTAGTAAGGGGAAATTCAAAGCTCTTAGAGGACAACAGGGGTACACAATGGATTTCAAGAAGATGGAAAACATTGCTAATACCTTAGATTCTGGAGGCACGGTAATAGACTTAATAAAAGCTATTGACATGGATGCACCTGTAGAAGTAGACTAATAGTAGAAATAGTATAAGCATAGTTGGGAGGGTGTATGATTCCAGAAATTGCAAAGCAAGAGTTAATACAGAAAAGACAAGCAGGGCAGACATGGACAGGATTAACTAGGTGGTTAGCTGAAGAATACGGGGTAGAACTCCACAGGTCTACTATACAACGCTGGTACGATAGGGAAGTTGTTGACCTTGACACTCTTTTAGATGAAGCTGCCGCTAACATGGCAGATGTAATTGCCCCCGAAGAAGAGGAAGATTTTATAAAAGACCGTATCCGCCTAGACAAAAGAGTAGCTACCTATAAAGCTGAATCAGCCTACTATAAGAAACTCTATCAACGAGTAATCAAAGATTCAACCCGATCTGAAATTCTTGTAGATACAATCAAAAGATATGTAACCCCTCTCAAACCTACCAGACAGTACCCGACTAGGAAGCCGGGGTCTAAGAAAAGAGGGAAAGCCTCTCAAGTTATGGTAGCCCCCCTTACGGACACTCATGTAGGGGACAACGTAAAGAAAGAACAAACAGTTGGACTGAATGAGTATGATATCGAATTGTTTAGTAGACGAATGTGGGGGTGGTCTAACCAAGTCCTTAGCCTAGCAGAATACAGGCGTAACATTTGTGATGTGGATGAGTTAGTTATTCCTATGTTAGGTGATATGGTTTCGGGGGATATCCACGAAGAACTCGCCCGGACTAATATAGATAACTGTATGATGCAGATGATGTATGGGGCAAAGATCATCAGCCAAGCCCTCATGTTCCTTGCACCGCACTTTGAAGAGATAAAAGTACCTTGTGTGGTAGGAAATCATGGTCGTATGACAAGAAAGATTCCATCAAAAGACAGGTACATGGATTGGGATTACATGCTATACCAGTGGGTTGCTGTATTTGTGTCCGAACAACCCAACATTGTATTTGAGATTCCTAAATCAACAAGCCATGTCAGCAATATAGCTAATAGAAATGTCTTGATGATGCACGGCGATTCTATCGGTGGTGGAGGAGCCACGGCTACTATACTTCGGACAGTCACTGCTCTCCGCTCTGTACTGCAATATAAGACACAGCTTATAGCAGACGATGAGTTCAACGTATCATCATCCTTCGACGACGTTCTGTTAGGGCACTTCCACAGGGTAGATGAGATAGATATTGGGACTGGAAGTTTGCATATTTGCGGTACAATGAAAGGTGGGGATGAGTTTACTATCAGCCGCCTAAATGTAATAACAAAGCCTAAGCAGATAGTTTTATATTTCCACCCTGAGTACGGGCAAGTAGGGAAAGAAGTTATCTACTTAGACCGATACGATAATGAAGAATCAGAGTTTGAGTTGGAATTACCAGAAGTATGGGGAGCTTAACCGTATGCCAATGAATATTGTGAGTGTGTTGCGAGCACGAGTGATGAATAATATACGAACTAAGCTCCCAGAATATGATATGAGTAGGAGAGGTAATTCTTTACATCTAAGCCCAAAAGAAAATAATTCCCCAGAGTATAATGAAACAACTACTTCGGCAGAGTGGATAGACCCGTATGTAAAGATAGATAAAAAAACTAATAGGTACCGTAAGGTAGCGGGGTATTGGAGAGATGTGCAAAAACCGGTACGGACAAATACTATTACTGGTGAAGCTACATTCGCCCAACAGG